TTTGTTTGCGCCCGCGGCGGATGCACACATCGCAACGACTACGATAGTGTACCTTACCGTTGCGATAACAGTTAATAGCAGCAAAGTTACGCTGACAGGCTTTACAAAGTGGGCGTTCCATATGGATACTTATGTGCAAACCTTACCAAAGGGCAGGTTTAGACCCTGGTTTTACCTGGTTCCGCTAAATATTAACAGCACTTTATAAAGGACCACAAACATGGCACTAGTTTCTCCAGGCGTACAGGTATCGATAATTGATGAATCAAATTATCTACCAGCCCCAATTAATTCAGTACCGTTTATTTTACTTGCTACAGCGCAAAACAAAGTAAGCGGTAGCGGTGTTGGCGTAGCAGCCGGCACCACAGCAGAAAACGCTAACAAGGTTTATTTGATCTCAAGTCAGCGCGATCTTGCTGCAACTTATGGTAACCCATTCTTCTACAAAACTTCAAATGGTCAGCCGATTAACGGCTACGAACTCAACGAATACGGCTTACTTGCTGCTTACTCAGTTTTAGGTATCAGCAACCGCGCTTATATTCAGCGTGTTGACATTGATCTATCTGAGTTGGTAGGCAGTTTAACTCGCCCAACAGGTGAACCAAACAATGCCACATATTGGTTAGACACAGCCGCTACTGAGTGGGGCATTTTTGAGTGGAGTTACATAACTAACGCATTTGTAATCAAATCTCCAATTGTTATTACAGACTCGGATAATTTAAATTCTGGAGTTCCATTGCCATCGATTGGTAACATCGGCGACTATGCTGTTGTAACTGTTGGTTCAACTGCTGGTTCAGTTACAAGTAACCCAGTTTACTTTAAATCTCCAGGTTTAACAGTTCCAACAACCGCCGGTTCTGTTGAAGTTATAAAGGCCGGCTCTTGGGTATTAGTTGGTAGCGACGATTGGAAATTATCATGGCCAACAGTCATTGGCACAGAAACCAATCCAACATTTAATGTTGGTGATACTTTCTATACTAACGGTACTTTAATTACAGTTAGCGCAACTGTTACAGTTACTGGTTTAGCAACATCTATTAACGATGCGGCTATTGCAGGTGTTTATGCTAATGTTGTTAATGGTAAATTAAATGTTTATGCTGACAGCACAGCACAAGCCGACGGTTCGACTGCTGACGGCAATGGGTTAGTTGAATTAACTGCAGGCACCGGAACACCTCTAACCACTGCTGGTATTGTTCCTGGATTGTACTATGCTCCAGCAGTACAACAAAGCCCTAACTATCAAGTTCCACAATGGCGTTCAACAAGCGAACAACCACACCCAACTGGTTCTGTTTGGAACAAGACAAACAATATTAACAATGGTGCTAATTTAGTAGTTAAGAAATATAACTCAACATTGGGTACCTGGATTACACAAAGTTGTCCAATATATGCCGACGATGCTGCTGCTAATAAAGCACTAGATCCAGCAGGCGGCGGCCGCAACATTATTGCAGGTTCAACTTATGCCCAGTATGATGTAAATCAAGATAATACTTTTACATTACAATTATACGAGCGCATCGCTTCTGGCGCAACTATTGTAACTGGTAACGATACAACTCCGTCGTTTAATGTCGGTGATCAATTTACAATTTCTTGGAGTGTTAAGAATTCGGACACAATGACAACACCGGTTACTGCTACACTAACAGGTGCAACTGCTGCTGATTTCGCTGATGCATGGTCGGTAGCTGTTGGAATTAATGCTGTTGTTACATGTGCTGTTACAAGCACAGGTGCTATTCAGATTCAGCACACACAAGGCGGCGCAATTTACCTATCAGACGTTAGCGGTAGTGCATTAAATGATGCAGGTATAAACAGTACAGTACTTGGTGTTCGTGACGGCATCGACGGTGAGTTAATTGCATCGGATTGGGTACTATTTGAATATACCCCATCGGCGTCAGCGCCTGATCAAGATCCACAAGATGGTCGTAATTGGTATTATAGCGCAGTTGATCAAGTTGATATTATGATTAACGCAACTGTTGACGGCGTTCAAGGCTGGTATGGTTATCAGCAAGTTTCGAGCGACGTTCGCGGATTTAACTTGACACAAACTAACCCGACCGGTCCGATTATTCGTTCAACTGCTCCAACCGCTCAAAGCGATGGTTCAGATTTAGAGTACGGTGATCTATGGATTGACACCAGTAATTTAGAAGTTTACCCAGTTATTAAACGCTGGGAAAGTGTTGCAGGTCAAGATCAGTGGATCTTAGTTGACAATAGCGACCGCACAACAGAAAATGGTATTTTATTTGCCGATGCACGTTGGGCACCAAATGGAAATACAGATCCTGTCATGGATCCAATTCCATCAATCGTTAGTTTATTAACTAGTCCTTATCTAGATTTAGATGCTCCTGATTATGCCTTATATCCGGTTGGTACGTTGTTATTCAACACACGCCGTAGCGGTTATAACGTTAAGAGTTTCCAAGTTAATTACTTTAACGCCACTGATTTCCCAGATCAATCACTACCAGCAGTAACAAATGCATGGGTAAGTGTTTCTGGATATCAAGACAACGGTGCTCCATATATGGGCCGTCGTGCGGTACGTTCAATGGTAGTTGCTGCTATGAAGGCAGGTATTGACGGTAACCAAGAACTACGTGAAGAACAACGTCAGTTCAACTTAATTGCTACACCAAGTTACCCAGAGTTAATGCCTAACATGGTTGCACTAAACAATGAGCGAAACGATACAGCGTTTATTGTTGGCGATTCGCCAATGCGCTTACCAGATACTGACGGTGCAATCATTGCTTGGGCAACTAACGCTGCAGGTCAAGGTAATGACAACGAAGATGGATTAGTTACACATGACCCATACCTAGGTGTGTTCTATCCAAGTTGCCAAACAACTGACTTAGGAGGTTCAACAGTAGTTCAACCGCCAAGTCACATGATGCTACGCACAATCATCCGTAATGATGAAGTGGCATTCCCATGGTTAGCCCCAGCCGGTACACGCCGTGGTATTGTTGACAACGCATTCCAACTAGGTTATGTAAATGGACAAACTGGTGCTTTCGTATCAACCGCAGTTCGTCAAGGACTACGCGACACACTATACGAAAACCAAATCAACCCAATTACATATCTACCAGGGTCGGGCATTGTTAACTACGGTAACAAGACAACTGCTGGTTCGCCGAGCGCAATGGATCGTATCAACGTAGCACGTCTAATTGCTTACTTACGTGGTCGTTTACAACAAATTGGTGCAAACTATGTGTTTGAACCAAACGATCAAATCACACGTGATCAGATTACTAACGCAGTATCTGGTTTACTAAATGATCTAGTTGCTAAACGTGGTATCTATGACTACCTAGTAGTTTGCGATCTAAGTAACAACACACCAGCACGCATTGATGCTAACGAACTATGGGTTGATATTGCTATCGAACCAGTCAAGGCTGTAGAATTCATCTACATTCCAGTTCGTATCAAGAACACTGGCGAGATTGCAGCAGGTCAAGTTGCTACCGCAGCCACAGTTTAACAGCCGTTAAACATGGAAAATTGGGGCTTAGGCCCCAATTTTTTTGGCCTCAACGATAATAAATAATAGCATAATAGGAGATTACCAAAATGGCCGTTTCATCATTAACAAAAATGACAGTACCTTTAGCTAGTGACCAATCGAGTCCTACACAAGGTCTGTTAATGCCAAAACTAAAGTATCGCTTTCGCGTTACTTTCTTAAATCTTGGCGTAAGCCAACCTACAACTGAATTAACTAAGCAAATTATGGATGCTACTCGTCCAAGCGTTAGTTTCGAAGAAATCGTCCTTGATATCTATAACAGCAAAGTAAAACTAGCCGGTAAGCCATCATGGGAAGATCTAACAATTAACGTTCGTGACGATGCAGGCGGCCAAGTTGCCAAGTTAGTTGGTGAACAGTTACAAAAACAATTCGACTTCATGGAACAAGCAAGCGCCAGTTCTGGTATTGATTACAAGTTTACTACAATCATCGAAATCCTTGATGGTGGTAACGGCACATCAACACCAACAGTTCTTGAAACATGGGAAGTCTATGGTTGCTATCTAACCACAGTTAACTATAACGACTTAAACTACGGCGAAAGCGCACCAGTTACGATCACTATGAACGTTAAGTTTGACAACGCAATTCAAAGTCCTGTCGGATCAGGAATTGGTGCAGTTGTTGGTCGTACACTTGGCGATGTAGCAACAGCTTAAGGCTATTATGTCTTGGGGCAATGACTTTTTACAAGGCATTGGCGCGGGTTTTACACAGACTAACTATCTAAAAGATTACACCCACGCCAGTAAAACGTTTGTAGCGAACAACTACGAACTGGCCCCACGATATAAGTTTTTATTCAGCGTATATTTTACGCTGAATACTGTTGAAATCCCTCAACTAGCACAAGTGTTTAGTTCGGGGGATCGCTATAATATTGGTATCATGGTGAAGAATATTCAGTTGCCTAGTTACCAAATAGATGTAGATGAAATGAATCAGTACAATCGTAAACGACTGATTCAGAAGAAAGTTAATTATCAGCCTGCAAGTGTTGTATTTCACGACGACGGCAGTGATTTAATTCGTAATCTTTGGTATAACTATTTTGCTTATTACTACAAAGACCCAGCGCAAGACTATTGGATGACATCAACTAATGGTTCGTTGGGTCAGAGTGGCACAGGCAATCCTAAATATAATTATAATGGCCGTGATATTTACAACGATGTTCGCACAGTTAACGACTGGGGATACATCGGTGAAAGCTATTGGGACGGCACAAGCAGTTATAATGGTAAGCCTCCGTTCTTTAAAGACATTACAATTTTTGGTTTAAACCAACATAAATTTGCAGCATATACTATGATCAACCCGATGATCACTGAGTGGCGCCACGACACCTACGATTATTCCGAAGGTGGCGGCACAATGGAACATAATATGACTATTCGTTACGAAACAGTCAAATATTACCAAGGTAGTTTAACTGGAACGTATCCAGATCGTAATGCCAAGGGGTTTGCCGATCCGGCACACTATGATACCATTAAGAGTCCACTTGCTCGCGGCGGCAGTACTCGTAGTGTTCTTGGGCCAGGTGGCGCAGTTGATACCATTGGCGGGATTATCAGTGACTTACAAAGCGGCTCTGTTTTAGGTTTAATTGGTGCCGCACAAAAAGCAGGCGCAACTTATCAAACGTGGAAGGGTGCCAACTTGCGTAGTGTGTTAACTGGCGAAGCGCAGTTATTAGCGCAAAATGTTGTTCGAAGTTCGGCATTTGCCGGCGGCGTTCGTCAAACAGCAAATTATGTTGACGGATTTGTTTTCCCTAAGGCACCTGCAACTTCAACGACGTTGAATCCAACTATAATTAATCCAGCAACTTTAAGACCAGCACCGTAATATGTCAACTGTAAATTATGTAAATCCTAACTTAGATCGTACTGTGAGAATCTTTGATGATTTTTACAAGTATGATACTGTTGTTAACGAAAACGAATATGACGTAGTCTATGCATTTTTTAAATCGGTATTTGCCGAAGAATTAGCAGCCAAGAATTTTACAATTTCTTTGTTTCAAGTTGCTGACCAGGCCAAGATACCAGTATTAGAGTTACTAAGTCAAATTCAAGGACAAGGGCAACTTGAATTAACTGCAACATTGGCATATTATTTTAATAATTTAAGAAGTAATGCAACGTTGTTAGGATTAAGTGCTCCAGTGGTACCAAATTATTATGCTGCCCGTAATGTGTTACCATGAGTAAGTTTGCCCAAGGCATATTTGAAGTAAAAAATCCACAAAAGTATGTAGGCAAAGGTAAGCCCAGATACCGTTCGGGCTGGGAGTGGACCTTTATGCAATTCTGCGACAACAACGATAGCATACTTCAGTGGGCCAGCGAAAGTGTAGCAATACCTTATCGCAATCCTATAACCGGCAAAATGACACAGTACATACCTGACTTTTTAGTTCAGTATCGCACTAAAGCCAACACAGTTGTAACAGAACTTATTGAAATTAAACCCAAAAAGCAAAGTGTAATCGAAAGCAAGGCGAGCCAGCGTGATAAAGCAATCGTGGCTGTGAACTATGCTAAATGGGCGGCCGCACAGCAATGGTGTAAGCGGTCTGGCATTACTTTCCGAGTTATCACTGAGCAAGATATTTTCCGTAACGGAAAAGGTTGAGTAAATTATGCGAAGTCCTGCTAAATAAAAGCATGACAACGTATTATCTTTATAAGAAAACACACAAGAAAACCAACCTAAAGTATCTTGGATTTACAAAAAATGATCCAACAAAATACAAAGGTTCAGGCATCTACTGGTTATTGCATTGTGATAGACATGGCGACGATGTTGAGACAGAAGTATTGTGCGAAACAGACTCTAGAGCAAAAATAAAAGAATTAGGCATTTACTACAGCAAGTTATGGGATGTAGTGAATTCACCAGAGTGGGCAAATCTTAAACCAGAAACTGGCGAAGGCGGAGGTGTTCCGGGTATGCATAAAGGAAAATCGAGATCACAAGAGCATATTGCAGCAATGAAAGCGGGATGGCAGCGTATCAAGGATGAAGGGTATGCTCCGTGGAACAAGGGACTAACTGGATTAAAAGGCCCTTGCCAACGTATTGTATTAATCGATCCAAACGGAATTCATCATGAGTACGAGAGTCTTAAAGAAGGATGCAGAGTTAATAATCTTACTTACACCAAGATGAGTAGTGTTAACTCGGGCAAACTTGCCCGGCATAAAGGTTGGACTATAAGTAAAGTATGACTAAGAAACTAGAAGAATTGTTTGATTTACCCCAAAACGACGATGATGTTGTAGATCCAGCACCTGATTTTGCTGGAGAAACAATACCCGATCTTACTACTACTTTAGATAGCCTTGACAAAATTGAGTCGGCATTGCCAGCGGTTCGAGGCTTAGAAGCCAGCGACAGCGAAATGGATGCATTGGCCAAAAAAGCCAGCGATAGTTTTGATGACCTAATGGACTTGGGCATGAATGTAGATAGCCGCTATGCCAGCGAAATCTTTGCTGTAGCCAGTTCTATGCTTGGACATGCTATCACAGCCAAGACTGCTAAACTTAACAAAAAGTTAAAAATGATTGACCTACAACTTAAGAAAGCAAAGTTAGATGCTGACCTTAATGATGGTGATGGTCCTACAAAAACAGGCACAGGCGTAGTAATAGATCGCAACGAATTATTAGCAAAATTAGCAAACCGAGACCAGTCAAACAAGACTGATTAGGTAAATATGCTATAGAGGATCCAAATATGAAAACTTTAGCCGAATACTTAGTAGAGTCGCGTCAAACCTACGATTACCGCATTAAATTCGCCGGTGATGTAGATGCAGACTTTCTAG